GGAAGGCCCCTAGCAAGGCCTTCCACTTACTAACAGCATGAGTACGCGCTTAATAAGCAGAACCGTAAGGTATATGCTAACGCACGCGTCCGTTACACAAATGCCATCCCTATCGGGAGAGACTGTGTCATGTTGTTAACATTCATACCACAAGGTGAGAGAAGATGGAGTAATGTATGATGAACGGAACAAGAGCTCCGAGTCGTAGAGAATTAGCCGCAGAGATCCAGATCCTTAAACGGGATCGAGACCGTCTGCATCAGCTCCTCGCTACGGATCGTCAGACCCTTCAACAGGTCTGCGATTATCTCGAGTTCTCCGCGGACTTTACCGTGACGCAGCCCTACCGCCTTAATAAGGCGGGTGTGCTTGTCGCGTCGTGGTCGAGTCCACAGGACATGGCGCCTCCGCCGTCTTTGGAATACCTTATGTCGACTCCAATGTCGTCTGCGGTGTTCACATGAGACAGCGTCCAAGGCGTCCGGTCCGAATCGTCCTCTACATCGCTTTCGTCTTCTCCTTTATCCCGGCCTGTAAATGGCTTTTGGATCTTGTGAGTATGGTTTGGAAGAGGTAAACCCGTGCAACGCAACCGTACGCTAAGCCAATCGCAAGACGCTGGTACCGTCGGTATCGTTACTGCCATGGATTATACTCATGTGCCTGCGTGGAATTGGAAAGCCACGCAACGCATCGATGGGTATCCCGCGGCAGAGCGAGAAGATAGTATCAACGACTTTGTTATCGGGTATGGAGAAGCAAGAGTGATTGACGGAAAATGGAAGCGAATTCAAAAGCGCTCCCACCGTCGGCCCTCTGGTCCAGTAATGGACCTCTCCGTCTTACGCCCCGTCTACCCATGCACACATACGAAGACCGTTATCAAATACCAAAAGCATTTGGTAACGGAACATTCGGCGCTGCTAAGTGTCGGGGACCCGTTGAACGAAAGGCTATATACGCGTACAGCGAACTTCGACTCGGCCGCTTCCCTGTTACCCGATAACGGATTCCCTGCTGCTATTGAGGTCTCTGACCTTGGTAGTAGTAGTGGATCTTATTACGCGAGTGACTATCGGAAGCACGACTGGTTTAACTTAATGTCTCGTTTCAACGAGGCATGTGACCAGATAATACCCTCTTCTCTCGTCGTTGGAGAAGACATCGTCGAAAACGATGTCTACAGGGGAGCCTTCAAACTCCTACTGAAACCGCACCGCGCGCTTGGGGAATTCCTCAAGTACGTAGGTACGATGCCGCGACGATACAAAAAGGGATCATTGGGCCATATAGCCAAGAAGATTCGCCAGGACAAAGTGACAGTTGGAGAGGTCTACGGCGCGACTTTTAATCGAGTCGCAAAGGAACACCTCTTCTATAATTTCGCTGTCAAACCTGCCATTTCCACGATAGAAGACAGCCTCAAAGCTCACGATTCCGTGAGTAAGAAGCTCGAATTCTTACGGTCGCATGGCGGGCAATTTGTCCCTGTTAGGGTTCGGACTGATTTGATGTCCGATATGCAGAATAACCCTCTTCGTTCGGTTGATCCGAACGTATGGACCAGTTTACAGTGGCAAGTCGCTCAAAAGCGAACTACCGCTGTAATTGGAGCCTGGGGAAGGGTAAGGAGAGATTTCGAATGGAGTGACGTGTGGCACGCCTATATTCAGTACTTTGGTCTGAATAAAATGGTAGGCCTCATGTGGGAATTAATCCCGTACTCCTTCGTGGTGGATTGGTTTACGAACGCCCAAGAACGGATCAATGAATTGACCCGTATCGAAGGCCCGCAACCGTACACCGAGTTTGGTCGCCTGTGGGCGAGTGAAAAGAAGACGCTAGTTGAGGAGCTTTATTGCATCCCCGGCTATTCGCCCGTTCTCACTATCCCTATGATCCGACCAAACGCTCCTTTCGTGGTTCTTGAACGTGAAACCACGGAGTATTCTCGCTGGCCTCGTATTCCCGACAGTTCTGGAGTTGTCGATCTATCCAACTTCACTTCCTTCCACGCAACGTTGCTAACTGCGCTCCTTCCCGACTTAAAACGTCGAGGGACGCGGTTATTGAACAAGCTTCGTAGATAGAGGATCCGCGGTTTAACCGCACAACAAAACCGCCTCATAACATGGGAATACCACCTGTGTACCCGGGGGCAGAACAGGAGTTCTCCAAATGTCCATCACAGTGACGAAGTCCAACGGGACTACGGATATCGTGTATGAGTTGCAGGAGCGCAAGGGCGCGCAATCGGTGTTTCAGAATGTGTCAGCCGGGCTCGTCGAGCCCGAGACCTTCCGCATTCAGCACTTCATGCGCCCCCCAGGATCCAAGGGCACGGATCGACATCAGATCGTCTTTCAAAAGGCGATCGTCGAGGACACTTCTAACCAGTATTTGGTAGGAAGTGTGTCTCTGCAGATCAATGTCCCGCGCAGCTCGGAGTTCACGTTGGCGATGGTCAAAGACCTCGTCGCCCAACTTACCTCCTATGTCAACCTCACCGCGAACCTGACAACCTTGGTCAACGGTGGATCGCCGGAAGGCGACTTCAGCGTGACCGGGCCGTTCAACCCGTCAATCGCGTAAGCGACTAGCGGGCTAGGTCTGGGTGAGTAGTACATAGCACACGATGAGAACTGTGGTGGCCACGTGGAGATTTGGAGGAAACCCTAAATGGGAGACCTTAAATCGTTCCAAACGCGAGCCGTCGCACTCCGTCAAGCTATGTTTGCTGACGGTATGCGTTTTGGGCTACCTCTTCATGATGAAGACCTCAAGAGCACGCTCGCAAGAGTGTACTCCGAAGGTGCTAGCTTTATCCGGGTAACCTTACCCCAATTTGGGAAGGCCCTGGACCAAGGGTTAGTATCCGGCAGGCTTTTATGTCCTGCCGGCTTCGCCTTGAAGAGAGGAACCTTGCTGCCTAAGTACCTGCATTCGGTGATAAGCCGAGTTTGGGATCCCGAAACAGCAATGCTCAAATCAGACGCATGTGAAGATTCCATACAGTTCCTCCGCCAGTGGTTCCTCCTGGATAGTAAGCTCTTTAGTGAGCCGACCGTCCAGCAACGGAATAAGGCGGTACAGGGCTTTAAAGATCGGATGGCTAATCTTCGAAAGAAGAAGATCCAAACCGACCACCCTGCATTGGTGCTCGCAAAGAGCATCATAGGTATCGTTCTACGACGTCTCGACCTACAGTTAATAGAGCCTGGTCATGGACCTGGTTCTGTAGCTGAGGGTCTTGATCGAGAACAACGATGGGAGTTCCTCTCATGGCCTGCAAAGGCAGAGAGAGAATACCCCTATCATATGTATGGAGCCGTTTCAATCCGAGCGATCCTTGAGCGTGGGAAAGGCATTCCGCTGACACATAGAAGTGTCACCCGATGCTGCCTCGTGCCAAAGGATTTCAAGGGTCCGAGACTGATATCTGCTGAAAGCGCTGCAACGCAGTTCTTACAACAGGGTCAGATGAAGAAGATTATGCAGTACATTGACAAGCATAGGCTTATAAGGCGCTCGATGCGGTTGAACGATCAAACGTTTAACCAAAAGAGAGCCGAAAGGGCCTATGCAGCGTGTCAGGCCACGTTGGACCTTTCCGACGCGTCGGACACAATCTCAGTCCCCCTGTTCTGGTATCTCTTTTCTGAGGTTCCAGATCTTAGGAGAAAACTGATGTCAACTAGATCAGACTATCTTCGGTTCGAAGATGATCTGATTAAGATTACTGCATTTGCTCCGATGGGGTCAGCTACATGCTTCCCTATCGAGTCGATCATTTTCTGGAGCCTTGCTATGGCGACAGTAGTGATGACATCTTCTGTGCGAGTGAACCGCAGCAAGCGGAACCGTAGCGGGCGTAAGCCTACTTCGGATCCCTTGTTGAACTGGCGCAATCTCAGAAACGCAGCGGAGATGGTAGCGGTGTTCGGCGATGATATCATCGTTCCGGACCACGCACTTCAGCCGCTACTCGGCACGCTACAGGAAATCGGGTGCGTCCCCAACATGTCTAAGACGTGTTGGACGACGCCATTCCGTGAATCCTGCGGCACCGAGTGGTTCCGTGATCGAGACGTAACGGTTGTTCGCAATCGTTCCTATCAGTACGGAGCCCTTAGCCGTCGCAACCACCCTGTCTTGTGTGACCTACAGAGGAAATTTTTCCTCCATGGATACTACGAGACAGCTGAGACACTTAAAGGATGGGCCATAGAAATGTGGCCTACCCCAATCATATCTGTGAAGGCCATTTCTCGCGGTATTGCGTGTTGGTCGTGGATGGAGATTCGGGAACAACCGAATCTACTTCGCACCGACGTCAACGCAATCGAGCGAGCAAACCTGCCTGATGGCAAGTTTGGAGGCTGCCTCTCTTTCGGACCTACTGAGATCGCCCATAAGGGCGGTTTCAGTAGTAAGTTGGAGAGGTTCTCGAAGACGCTACACAGATACGAGCTCAGAGTCCCCCAAGTCATTCAGATGACCAGGGACTGGGAGATCGACGGGTATCCTCGCTTATTCGCGAGGTTGCTCGGAGATACGTCTGATCGCATTGCCAAGCGAGACCTCAGGGTCAAATTGGCATGGTCGTTCGTTCCCCTACTTCCATCTTGCGACGGAAGCCAGGACAAGGAGTATATCTCAGATGAGAAATACGACGAGTTCTTTTAGGGAATAAACGGGGTGGGACTAGTCATTCACATGACATGCCTTTCTCTCTCGTCTTTCCGAAACAGGAAAGGCGAGGGGGTGAGGACGCGCTTAATCGCGCGGTTCTCACAAGGGCAG